ACATCGTTTAGTTCTGGCTCAGGACAGGCAGATACTAAATTTATATGTACTCAATCTGTGAATACAACAAAGTATCACGATGGTAGTGGGAACAACCCAACCACAGGAGATACTGTTTATGAGAATGCCGCAGGAACAACAACAACTGCAAACGGTTTTTACACAATCCAAAACGGAGCATCACCTCCTGCAACAATTGGTTATTATAGAATAACAGGTGGAAGTGGAGTAGTAGCCTCATTGGGATTATGCTTTCCATAATGTATAATTAAAATTTGTATATTTGTACAAGTGAATTAATTTAAAAAAAAATCAATGGCAATTATTTACAAGTGGGATATCCCAGCAATGAACGCTCATATTCAGTCAGACGGACAAGATAATGTAATTTATACAGTACATTACAGATACACAGGCTCTGAAGAGTCTGAAGGTAAAACGTATTCATCAACTAATATAGGAACTCAAAGTTACACGTATGTAGCAGGAGAACCTTTTGTACCTTATGAAGATACTGAAGCTTTTGAAAATGTAGTTATTGGATGGTTAGAGGGATCATTAGATGTACCTTCGATGCAGGCAAGTATAGCTGCAAACATACAGTCTCAAATTACACCTGTAAATGAGGACTTGTATTTTACTTGGATGAATCCACAACCACCTACTCCACCAGAGCCAGAAACGGAAGAAGAAGAGGAAGTTGTTGATGATGAGTAAATAATATTTATTATATTTGTATATAAATTTAATCTAAAATAATCTAAAATGTCAAAAAATTTAACACCAGAAGAGTTACAGAATTTACAAGCTCTTAATCAAGAATTTACTCAAGTAAAACTAAAATTAGCTGATTCAGTTTATCAACAAGTTTTATATACTAAAGACTTGGATACAATAAGAGAAAAGTTTTCAGCTGTTGAGAAAGAGTTGTCAGACAAGTATGGTTCTAATTCTGTTATTGATTTAGCAACTGGAGAAGTAAAAGAAAATCAACCAGCTGAAACAGCAGAGGTTATAGAATAAAAAAACATGGCAAAAATTAGCAACACATCAGCGTACCCAAATATTACAGTTATTGACTCAGACGATTATTTAATTCTTACTGATGCAGAAAATAATCTAATGACTAAGTCTTGTAAAATTTCAACGCTTTCTAATTTTATAATAGATGGTGGTGTTGTAAAATTAATTGCGCCAGATAATAGTGTTTGGAGACTTTTAGTTAGTAATACAGGAGTTCTTTCAACTGAGGCTGTTTAGCCAAATTAAAAATGGACATAAGAAAAATTTCAATTGGAGCAGACTATAAGTCTGGTGCTATGCATTACATAGTAGGCCAGGATGTTTTAGGCGGCAGTTATGGAATACATCTTATACAGCATGATGTTTCAGCAGATTCATATAAGATATGGATTATGAAAAAAGATGAAGTTTTACTTTGGAAGGAATTCAAATGCACTCTACCTATATCTTTAGAATATAATATAAACTTTTAATGAAATCACCTTACTCATTTATTGTTAAACCTTATAACAATAGAAGGTATGACAACATCAAAAACTACGGTGATGTAGAGTTTATCACAAGTACTTCGGAAGAAGATCACAAAGCCTCTAATCGCTTTGCTACTGTAGTCTCTACTCCTATAAATTATAAAGGTCCTATAAAAGAGGGCGATATACTTTTAGTGCATCATAACGTGTTTAAATTTTATAATGACATGTATGGTCGCAGAAAAAGTGGTAAAAGTTTTTTCAAAGACAATTTGTTTTTTGTAGACCCAGATCAGTTTTATCTTTATAAAAGTAAAGAAGAATCTAATTGGATGGGCTATAGCAAATATTGTTTTATAAAACCATTGAAAGCAAAAAAATCTTATCTTGATAAAAATTCTAAAAATGAACCATTAAGAGGTATTGTAAAATACATTAACAATGAGTTAATTGAAAAGGGAGTTAAAGTAGGTGATGAGGTTTTATATGAACCTGACTCTGAATACGAGTTTGTAGTAGATGATGAAAAATTATATAGGATGTTTACAAGAAATATAACAGTGGTGTTATGATAAAATTTTATCAAAACGTAATTTCTAAACCTGATTTTTATGTAGAAGAAATATTAAAAAAAGGTTTTTATGATTTACCAGATGGAGAAAATTTATTTAAAAATGTTTGTCAAAAACATGAAGATGAATTTTATGAATTTCTTTTAAATAACGTACCTAATTATAAAGTTGTTTTAAATTTTGTTCGTCAATCACCATTAGGTCAAAAAGAACCTAACTACATTCATACAGATGATATGATGGGTGATTTAACTGCTGTTTTGTATTTAAATAAAAAACATCCTGATGGATATGGAACAACATTATATGATGATGATGATAATAAGATATTAGTATCCAAAGCGAAATATAATTCTGTTTTTATATTTCCTTCAAGTGTTAAGCATTCGAGAAATACATTAGATAACTTTGGTAAAAAAAACGAATCAAGATTGGTTCAAGTAGCGTTTTTAAATAAAAAAAATGAATGATTTTAAGGAAATGCTAAATGAATTAAATATTAACCTTGAAGAGTTAAATATTTATATAGAGTCAGATAAATTTAAAAAAGAAGCTGGACCTGTTGTTGATGATAACAATAAAAATTATAAAGTGTTACCTTCAAAAATAGAAGGAAAAGGAATATTTGCTTGTAAAGATTTTAATAAAGGAGATTTTATAGGCTATGGTAAGTTAAATAATACACGAACTTTAGCAGGGAGATATACAAATCACTCTAATTTAAACAATGCTAAATTTTATTATATTAAAAAAAACAGTAATTTAGTTTTAATAGCTGAAAAAGATATTATTTCTGAAGATGAAATATTAGTTAATTACAGACATCACACCTATAATAAAGAATATTATGAGTAGAGAATGGGATTGGATGGATGATTTAAGTGAAGAAATTTATCCAATAAAAAAAGTAAAGCGTATTAAAAATGAATACAAAAGAAACAAAATTAAAAATAATAGAAGCGGGTCACGAGGCGGTCAGGCAACTGATCAAAGTAGCGAAGGAAGACATTATTAAATATGGCACAGATGATGAGTTAGCTGCAGATAGATTAAAGAATGCAGCTGCTACAAAAAAGCTATGTATCATGGATGCTTTTGAAATTTTAAAAAAAATACAAGAAGAAAAAGATTTATTAGAAGGAGTTGACACTAAAGTAAATAACACACCAAAAGGATTTGCAGAATCAAGATCAAAATAAATTATATGTAGAACTAAAAAATATAGTTCCTAAAAATGTTTTGACTACAAAAAACAAAGCAAGAACCTGGACCTACGGTTATAATGAAAAATACAATTTTGTTGTAGTATCTAAAACAGGTCAAATTGATCAGATAATAAATATTAGTGGATTAAATGTTGCGCTTCCCAAAGCTCCTAAAGACATTTACAAAAGATCTAAAAAAAAAGAAGAACAATACTGGGAGCCTAAAATACTACCAAAACAATTAACAAGAATTAAATCTATATTTCAATGGCATGATACTCCTTCGAGTTTTAAAAACGAGTGGGTAGATTATATTGAAAATGAATTTAATTATAGAGAAGAAGGTTTTTGGTTTGTAAATAAAGGAGTTCCTACTTATATCACTGGAACGCATTACATGTATTTACAGTGGACTAAGATTGATGTTGGATTTCCAGACTTTAGAGAAGCTAACAGAATATTTTACATTTTTTGGGAAGCCTGTAAGGCAGATAAAAGAAGTTTCGGAATGGACTATTTAAAAATAAGACGTTCTGGATTTTCATTTATGGCCTCATGCGAGGGAGTTAATATGGGTACAATAACTAAAGATGCTCGTATAGGTATACTCTCTAAAACAGGTTCTGATGCAAAAAAAATGTTTACAGATAAAATTGTTCCTATATCTAATAATTATCCATTCTTTTTTAAACCCATACAAGATGGTATGGATAAACCAAAAACAGAATTAGCTTATAGAGTTCCTGCTGCAAAGATTACTAAAAAAAATATGTATTCAAACGAAGAGCAAGAGCTTGAAGGATTAGATACTACTATTGACTGGAAAAATACTGGAGACAACAGTTATGATGGTGAGAAGCTTCGATTACTTATACATGATGAAAGTGGTAAATGGGAGCGACCTGATAATATTTTAAATAACTGGAGGGTTACAAAAACTTGTTTACGTTTAGGTAGTAAAATAGTTGGTAAGTGTATGATGGGTTCTACATCTAATGCATTAGAAAAAGGTGGTGGTAATTTTAAAAAATTATATAACGATTCTAATGTAGGATCACGAAACTCTAATGGTCAAACTAAAAGTGGTTTATATTCACTTTTCATCCCAATGGAATGGAATATGGAAGGTTTTATAGATAGGTATGGAATGCCTGTATTTAATAATCCATCAAGTCCAGTATTAGGGATTGACGGTGAGATGATACATCAAGGTGCTATAGATTATTGGCAGAATGAAGTTGATTCATTATCTAATGATCCTGATGCTTTAAATGAATTCTATAGACAGTTTCCAAGAACTGAGTCTCACGCATTTAGAGATGAGAGTAAACAATCCTTATTTAATTTAACTAAAATATATCAACAGATTGATTATAATGACTCATTAATTATGGGTCAAAATATAACTCAAGGATCGTTTTCTTGGCATAACGGAATCAAAGATACCAAGGTAATTTGGACTCCAGATAAAAGAGGAAGATTTTTTGTATCTTGGTTACCAGAAATGTCGTTACAAAATAAAGTAACAATAAAAAATGGGAGAAAATATCCAGGGAACGAGCATATTGGATCGTTCGGTTGTGACTCTTATGATATTTCTGGAGTTGTAGTAGGTAAGGGATCTAATGGTTCTTTACATGGTATGACAAAGTTTAATATGGATAATGCTCCAAGTAATGAGTTTTTTTTAGAATATATAGCACGTCCTCAGACTGCTGAAATATTTTTTGAAGAAGTATTAATGGCTTGTGTGTTTTATGGGATGCCAATATTGTGTGAAAACAATAAACCTCGATTACTCTATCATTTTAAAAATAGAGGCTATAGAGGGTTTAGTACAAATAGGCCTGACAAAACATTTAATAAATTATCCAAAACAGAAAAGGAATTAGGAGGGATACCAAATTCAAGTGAGGATGTAAAACAGTCTCACGCTTCTGCAATAGAGTCTTACATAGAAAAGCATGTAGGTTTAGATTTAGTTCAAAATTATAGAGATAGTGATGAGATGGGTGTAATGTATTTTCAAAGAACATTAGAGGATTGGGCAAAGTTTGATATTAACAACAGAACTAAGTTTGATGCTTCTATAAGTTCAGGGTTAGCAATCATGGCTAATCAAAAACACTTGTATACCCCAGCTAAAGAAAAATCGAAAATAAGCATTAACTTTGCAAGATATAATAATAAGAATTCAGTTAGTCAATTACTTAATAAATGAAAGACGTAAAGATACAAGTAAATGCCTCTGCCTTTCCAGACCAATTTGTTTCAGATTCTGTTAAAGACACAATGGAGTTTGGACTACAGGTTGGGCAAGCAATACAATACGAATGGTTTAGGAGAGATAGTGGTTCTTGTAGGTTTTATTCACAATGGAGTGATTTCAACAAACTAAGACTTTATGCTCGTGGAGAACAATCAGTTTCTAAATATAAAAATGAATTAGCAGTAGATGGTGATTTAAGTTATTTAAATTTAGATTGGACACCAGTACCTATAATACCAAAATTTGTAGACATTGTAGTTAATGGAATGAACGACAGGCTTTTTAAAGTAAAAGCTGTTGCTCAAGATGCATTGTCAGCAGAAAAAAGAAATCAATATCAAGAAATGGTTGAAGGAGATATGCTCGCTAAACCATTACTACAACAAATAGAATCTGATTTTGGTATTGATGCCTTTCAAACAAAAGAAGAAGATTTACCAGAAAATGATGCAGAGTTAGAACTTTTCATGCAAATGAATTACAAGCCTGCTATTGAGATTGCAACAGAAGAAGCTATAGATACTTTATTCCAAGAGAGCCATTATAGTGACACTCGAAAGAGAGTTGATATGGATATTACTACTTTAGGTATTGGTATGGCAAAGCATCTTTTTATGCCAGGTGAAGGTGTTAGAGTTGAATATGTTGATCCTGCTAATGTTGTTTACAGCTATACTGAAGATCCTTATTTTAAAGACACATTTTATTGGGGAGAAATAAAAACAGTTCCAATAACTGAATTAATAAAAATAGATCCTTCTTTGACTAACGAGGATTTAAAAGAAATTTCCAAGTACAGTCAGTCTTGGTATGACTATTATAATTCACAGCAGTTTTATGAAAACAGTATGTTTCATAGAGACACAGCTACCTTATTATACTTTAACTACAAGACCACACACACTTTTGTTTACAAAAAGAAAAGTATGGCTGATGGTACATTCAAAACTGTTGAGAAGGATGATCAATTCAATCCTCCACAAGAAATGATGGATGAAGGAAATTTTGAAAAAGTAACTAAAACTATTGACGTATGGTATGATGGTGTTATGGTTATGGGAACTAATATAATGCTCCAGTGGAAACTTGGAGAAAATATGGTAAGACCAAAATCATCAAGTCAGTATGCAATGCCTAATTATGTTGCATGCGCACCAAAAATGTACAAGGGTCAGTTAGAGTCTTTAGTTAAAAGAATGATACCTTTTGCTGATTTAATTCAGATTAGTCATTTAAAAATACAACAAGTAGTTTCAAGAGTAGTTCCAGATGGTGTTTTTATAGATGCTGATGGTTTAAATGAAGTTGATTTAGGAACAGGAAACGCATACAATCCAGAAGATGCGTTAAGACTTTACTTCCAAACAGGTAGTGTTATTGGTAGAAGTTATACTCAGGATGGAGAATATAATAACGCGCGAGTTCCAATTACTCAATTGACAGCTAATAGTGGTGCGAGTAAGATGCAAATGCTTATTGGTAACTATAATCATTACTTAGATATGATTAGGTCTGTAACAGGTTTAAATGAAGCTCGTGACGGATCAAGTCCAGATCCTAACTCTTTAGTTGGTGTTCAAAAATTAGCTGCATTAAATTCAAATGTAGCAACAAGACATATTTTAAATGCAAGTTTATATATAACAAAAACTTTAGCTGAGTGTTTATCTATAAGAACAGCAGATGTTTTAGAGTATGCTGATTTTAAAGATGAGTTTGCTATGCAAATTGGTAAATATAATTTATCAATATTAGAGGATATTAAAAATTTGTATTTACATGACTTTGGAATATTTATAGAGCTGATGCCTGATGAAGAACAGAAGGCTATGTTAGAACAAAATATACAAATGGCTTTATCTAAAGAAAATATAAGTTTAGAAGATGCTATAGATATTAGAGAGATTTCTAATATAAAAATGGCTAATCAATTACTTAAAGTAAAAAGAAAAGCTAAACAAGATAGGGAACAGCAGCAGCAAATGCAACAACAGCAAATGCAGGCACAAATGCAAATGCAAGCGCAACAAGCTCAAGCTCAGTTAGCAATGCAGACACAGCAAGCTGAAACACAATCTAAGATGGCTTTAAAAGAAGCAGAGGTTAATTTTGATATACAAAAATTACAAAAAGAAGCAGAACTAAAACAGCAGTTAATGCAAGTGGAATTCCAAATGCAGATGCAAATAAAAGGCCTGGAAGCTTCTAATTTACAGTCCAGAGAAACTGAAAGAGAAAAAGCAAAAGACAACAGAATAAGTCAACAGTCTACTCAGACGTCAAAAATGATAGAGCAAAAAAAGAGAGACCTTCCAGCAATAAACTTTGAGTCTAACGAAGATAGTTTAGATGGTTTTGACTTAGCAGAATTTAACCCAAGATAAATATAAGTAATGATAGAAAAGGCAGCAGGTCCACAATTAAATCAAACAAGAGATGATTTTAATAAAAGAGTGGGTAAAAAAAGTATGCTTGGTAGAACCAAGAAAGTACAATGGGAAGCAAGGAGGCGTTTTTCAAACATTTAAAATACCCTAAAAATTAATTAAAATAAATATTAACTTTGTTAAAAATATAATCAAATGGAATTTAAAGTAAAAGCAGTAGACGCAAACGTTGAAGAAAAATCAAGGGCGCAAGTTGAAGAAGCATTATTAAAAGAACATGCAGAACAATTTGAAAACCAACAAGATAATTCTCAGCAAGCAGAAAAAGTAGATTTAAGTGAAAATGAAAATTCAACTACCGAAGAAATATCGGTTGATGAAACTAAAAACGAAGAAGCATCGTTACCAGAGTTAGGCGATGATGATGTTCTTTCGTATATAAAGAAAAGATACAATAAGGATATAAATTCTATTGATGATTTGTTTGAGGAAAAAAATTCAAACGATGAGTTACCAGAAGATGTGTCTGCGTATTTGAAGTACAAGCAGGAAACTGGTCGTGGAATTAATGACTTTTATAAATTACAAAAAGACATTGATGCTATGGATGACAATGCTGTACTTGCTAATTATTATGAATCAACTGAAGAAGGGTTAGATTCTGATGATATTCAAGACATCATTAGTGATAAGTTTTCATATGATGAAGACTTAGATGATGAGAAAGATATTAGAAAAATAAAATTAGCGAAAAAAAGAGAACTTTCTAAGGCAAAGAAGTTTCTTAATGAACAGAAAGACAAATATAAAATTCCTCTTGAGTCAAGCGGGGGTGGGTTGTCAAATGATCAACAAGAAAAAATCAATGCTTATAAAAAGTATATGGAGGAATCTAAAAGTATTGAAGATTTAAACAAAAAGAGGTATAGTTATTTCTTAGATAAAACCGAGTCGGTTTTTAACAACGAGTTCAAAGGTTTTGAGTTTTCAGTTGGTGAAAAAAATATTTCTTTTAAACCAGGAGATGCACAAGAACTAAAAAATGTCCAATCCGATGTTAATAATTTCATTAACAAATTTATGGACAAAGATGGTTTAATTGCGGATCCTGTTGGATATCATAAGGCCTTTTCGGTAGCTATGAATCCTGATAAATTTGCAAAGCACTTTTACGAACAGGGAGTTGCGGCAACTGTTGATAATGTTTCAAGAAAATCAAAAAACATTAATATGGATGTCAGACAACAATCTCAATCGGTTTCCAAAAATGGAATTACGATTAGACCTATGAGTGTAAGCAACGATAGTGGAAGAGGACTCAAAATTAAAAGTAGAAAAAAATAATTAAAAAAAAACAAAATTATGGCAGTAAATGTAACTCCAGGATTTGACTTGCAGCCAAGTGCGCAACAAACTCCTTTATCAACAAACTACATAACTAACTTTGATTTCTTGAACCAATATCTTCCAGATGTTCATGAAAAGGAATTTGAGCGTTATGGAAATAGATCAGTAGCATCATTCTTAAGAATGGTAGGCGCTGAAATGCCTTCTAATTCTGACCTTATCAAATGGGCAGAACAAGGAAGATTACACACTAAATATCAAGCTTGTACATCAGCTGCGGCTGCTGGATCTGATGATGGTGTTTGGACTATTCCAAATAACCTTACTAACTTCAATCCAGCTTTAGGTGGAACAGCAAGTCAAGCAGCTTTAAGAGCTGGTCAAACTGTAATGATCTCTGACAACACAGCAGGTTCAACTTTACAAAACAAAGGTATCATATCTGTAGCTCCAACAGCTGCTAATCCAAACCAAGTAACAATTGCTTACTACGAAAATGGTGGACAAACAATGGCTCTTGGAACTTCATGTGATATATTTGTATATGGTTCTGAATTTGCAAAAGGAGTAAGCGGAATGCAAGGTTCTTTAGAATCTGATGATTTCTTCTTCCAAAACAAACCAATCATTATCAAAGACAAGTATTCTGTTTCTGGTTCTGACATGGCTCAAATTGGATGGGTAGAAGTAACAAGTGAAGGCGGAGCAAACGGATACTTATGGTATTTAAAATCTGAACACGACACAAGATTGCGTTTTGAAGATTACTTAGAAACAGCAATGATTGAAGCAGTACCAGCAGCAGCAGGTTCTGGTGCAGGAGATTACTTACAAGGTACAGCGGTAGGAGCTTCTGTAGCTAATGAGTCTGGATCTGAAGGGATTTTCTATGTAGTAGGAAACAGAGGTAACGTATTCGGTGGAGGAAACCCAACGACTTTAGCTCAATTTGATTCTATAATTCAAAGACTTGACAAGCAAGGATCTATTGAAGAGAATGTTATTTTTGTAGATCGTCAGTTCTCATTTGACATTGATGACATGTTAGCAGAACAGAACTCTTATGGAGCAAATGGTACGTCTTACGGATTATTTGACAATGACAAAGATATGGCATTGAATTTAGGGTTTACAGGATTTAGAAGAGGTTATGACTTCTATAAGTCTGACTGGAAATACTTAAACGATCCTACAATGAGAGGTGGTATCAATGCAGGTAAAATCAATGGACTTTTAGTACCAGCAGGATCTACAACTGTGTACGATCAAGTATTAGGTAAAAACGCTAAGAGACCATTCTTACACGTTAGATATAGAGCTTCAGAAACTGAAGACAGACGTTACAAGTCTTGGATCACTGGTTCAGCTGGTGGAGCAAGAACAAGTGACTTAGATGCTATGGAAGTAAACTTCTTGAGTGAGAGAGCTGTATGTACTTTAGGTGCAAACAACTTCTTCTTATTCCAAGATGCATAGTAGACAGTAGTAATATTTACCCTCGTTATAAAGACGGGGGTAATTATTTTTTTTAAATCAAATTAAATTATATTATAATGAAAGCAAAAAAAGAACAGTACAAAGCAAAGTCGTATAGACTAAAAGGAGACAAAGCGCCTCTATCATACATGTTATCTTCACGACATTCACAAAGATCACCCTTATTATATTTTGACGAAAAAACAGGTGTCAATGAACCATTACGTTACGCACGTAATCAAAAGTCACCTTTTGAAAACGAACAAGATGGAAATGCTATTTTAGAACCTATTGTGTTTGAAGATGGTATGCTATCAGTTTCAAAAGAAAATCAAGTATTACAGAAGTTTTTAGAAATACATCCAAGTAATGGATATGTATTTGAAGAGATAAACAAAGAGCGTGATGCTGTCACAGAATTAGAACAAGTAGAGTTTGAATTAGAAGCTCAATTAGAAGCTAAAAAAGTAACTACAGATCTTTCTAAGTTGACGCAAGTATGTCGAGTATTGATGGGTAATGCTGTAGAAAATATGACAACAGCAGAACTAAAAAGAGATATATTAGTTTACGCTAAAAACAATCCAGATGATTTCTTAGACACTGTAAATGATCCAATGTTAGAGCTTATGGATGATGTGTATCAGTTTTTTAACTTATCACTTTTATCCACAAGAAACAATGGAAAAGATGTTTACTATAATCTTCCAAACAACAAAAAGAAAATGCTTACTATTCCTTTTGGTGAAGACCCCAATTTTATTGTAGCATCATTTATGAAAAGTGATGATGGTTTAGAAGTGTATAAGCTTTTGAAAAACAAGATAAAGTAATATAAATACAACTAACTGAAAATTAGCTACCTCAAAAGGGTAGCTTTTTTTTTATATTATAGTAAGATTTTAAAAAAAATAAGGCCTCTTTTTTTTTGCTATCTTTGTGAAAAGAATTAATTATGCCAATAAATGAAGTAAGAAATACTGTGTTAGCAATAGCTAATAAAAATAATTACGGATACATATCTCCACAAGATTTTAATCTTTATGCTTCTCAGGCGCAAATGGATATGTTTGAAGATTACTTTTATCAATATAATAATCAGTTAGTAAAAGAAAACCAAAGAACTTCAGGTACTGGATACGCAGATATAACAAAAGGTTTATCAGAAGTTATTGATACTTTTTATGTGGACACACCTTTATTAAACTCAGCAACAACGCAATCAGGGGATATACAAACAAATTTATATACACTGCCAGCTGATTATTATTTAATTAATAAGATGATGGTATATACAAAAGAGTTAGCTGCAGGTACTACAACCTCAACCAATGGCGGCAGTGTGGCTGTAAACGACACTACAGCAGATTTTATTGCAGCAGGAGTAGAGCCTGGAGATATAGTTTCTACTATTACAGGGGGAGTGGTTTATAATACAGTAATTTCTCAAGTTGTTAGCGCAACAAATCTTTTGGTTTTTCCAACAGCTGGTGCAATGGTGTGGAATGCTGTGGGGAAAACATATAATATATATTCAGCTAATCATATTATGGATGCTGAACGTGTTTCACAAGCTAAGATAACTATGCTAAATAATTCTATATTAACGAAACCAACTTTAGGATATCCTGCGTATACTCAAGACGCTTTAGTCGCTCAAGCTTTTCCTATTACAATAAATAAAATAGGACAACTTACATCACAGTATGTTAGGTATCCATTTACACCAAATTGGACTTATGCTACTTTGCTGGCTGGCGAACCTTTGTTTGATCCAACTGCAGCAGATTATCAGGATTTTGAACTACCTTTATCAGATGAACCTGCATTGATTGCAAAAATATGTCAGTATGTAGGTATAGAAATAAGAGAGGCTGACGTTTATAATTTTGGTACTCAAGAATTACAACAAGAACAAATAACACAAGGATAGATGGCATATATAAACGACTACGCGTATTACGCAAACTCAGGAGCAACTCCAACTAATTCAAACTGGGGATCATATCAGTATGTTTCATTAGCAGATATAGTTAACAACTTTATGTTAATGTATCAAGGAAATCATGAGCTAATAAATAACATTGAAAGATATCAGATATTATTTCACGCTAAAAGAGGAATACAAGAGTTAAATTATGATGCAATGAAGGAGATTAAAATTCTTCAATTAGACATCACACAACAATTAAGATTTGTATTACCACAGGATTATGTAAATTGGGTTAGAATTTCTCAATTCAAAAACGGTGGTTTATATCCTTTGTCAGAAAACATACAAACAAACTGGTCTTCTTCTTACTTACAAGATAATCAGTCTAATGTTTTGTTTGATGAAAATGGAAACGTTTTAAGACCGCAAGACTCACAGCTTGATTTGTCAACTATTTTAAGAGGAAATAAAAGTATTTATTTAAATCAAAACAGTCAATACAATGGAGCTGAAGGATATAACTATGAAGGCGACTGGTATTTTGACTACCCTATAGGATCACGTTTTGGTTTAAATACTGAGACTGCAAATGCAAATCCCACATTCACTATTGATAAACAATCTGGTGTAATTAATTTTAGTAATATATCAGGAGCTGCATCAGTTGTTTTAGAGTATGTGTCGGATGGAATGAAGAATGGTGTAGACAGTGAAGTACAATTAAATAAGTTATTTGAAGAGTATATATATGCTTACATTAGATATTCTATTTTAAATGGTAGATTAGGGGTTCAGGAGTATGTCGTAAATAGAGCAAGAAAAGATAAATCTTCTTTACTAAGAAATGCAAAAATACGTTTAAGTAATATACATCCTGGAAGGCTTTTAATGAATTTAAGAGGTCAAAATAAAATTATAAAATAATATGCCAATAGTTACAACAAATTTTATTGCAGGTAGAATGAATAAATCTGTGGATGAAAGACTTCTTCCACCAGGTGAATACATTGACGCTATGAATGTTCGTTTAGGATCTACTGAATCTACTGAAATAGGAGCTGTAGAGAACTCAAAAGGAAACGAGCAACTAACTACAATACAATACAATGGAGTTCCTCTAAGCTCTTCTGCTGTCTGTATAGGAGCATATGAAGATGGTGTTAGAGAAAATATTTATTGGTTTATTCATGATGGTTCAAACACTCAAAGCCCTAAAGGGGTAGTTGATTTAGTAGTTTCTTATAACACTACAAATGAGATAGTTAATTACCACGTTGTAACAGTAGATTTATTAAATTTTGATCCTAAGTTTTTAATTACAGGTGTTGATTTAATCGAAGATCTTTTGTTTTGGACAGATGATAAAAATCCTCCAAGAACAATAAATATAAACAGAAGTTATGCAGAGCCTATTTCAAACGTAGATCAAATTGTAGAAGAAGATATATCTGTAATTGTAAAACCACCTGGTTTTGAAAGCGCTGTAGGGACACATGTTCCACTACCAGCACCAACAATAAATTTTTTAAATATTGCAGGAAACCAAAACTATATTGAAAACAGATTTTTATGTTTTGCTTACAGATATAGATATGACGATGGTCAATACAGTGCAACATCTTTATTTACAAACCCAGCATTTGTACCTAAACCTTTTGCTTTTAGTACAAAAAACTATTGTAATGATGGAATGCTAAATCTTTACAATGGTGTAGAGATTAAATTTTCTACAGGAAGTTCAAGAGTAAAAGAAGTAGATTTATTATTTAAAGATACAAACTCTACTACTTTAAATGTAATTGAAAGATTTAAAAAAGAAGATTATGGCTGGGCAAATAACACAAATAAAACCTATACATTTACTAACAACAAAATATATACAGTATTAGGTAATGATGAATTACTAAGACAATATGACAATGTTCCAAGGTTAGCAAAAGCTCAAACCATACAAGGAAACAGATTGATGTATGGTAATTATGTAGATGGATACAATATAACAAGACCAGATGCGGATGGAAATAACATTGCTATTGATTATAATACAAGTTTAGTTAATACACTTTTAGGTTTTTCTGAATTACCTTTTGGTTTACTAAATAATGGTGAAACATATACAATAGATCCTAATCCAGGACAGAGCGAAAACATAGAGAACTCTAAGGTTACAATAGACTTAACAGCAATAGCTGATAAATTAAATGCTAATGCTTTGATAGGATTGACATTTGATTTTCATAGTGACAAAAGAGTTTTCTTTCCGTCTAACACTACTGCGGCTACAGAAAATGTTGATTTTGAAAACCAACCATTTACTCTTAATGTAAATATAACTTTAGATCAAGACTATGCAACTCCATATGATTTGTTTAACAGTCCTTTGTTTGCAGAACGTATTGGAACTATTCTTAATACAAACTTTCAACCTCTTGCTACAGCAGATCAAGGAAACTCATTAACAGATTTTTTTAATAATGAACTTTCTTCTCCAGCTATAGGAACATATCCTTTTGTTAAACATAATAGTAGTATTACAGACGCGACTAATCAGCAAGGTTTTACACTTTCTAATTTTGCTCCAGGATCAAATACGTGTGACATTCAAGTAATTGCTATGGCTTTTCAGAGTACGGATTTAACTAATCCCTCTTCTCCAGTAGTAACCACACTATATGAATACTTTAGGTTTGTTAGCGTTCAAGGATCATTTAACACAGATTTAGATACAGGTAGTTTACATAGTGATCGTGACTTTGAAACAGGTATTGTTTATAGTGACGAGTATGGAAGATCATCTACAGTTTTAGTTTCTGAATACAACACTGTTTATGTAGAGCCTGGTAATAGTGTTACAGCAAATAGTATACAAGTTGCTATATCTTCAAGGGCGCCTTATTGGGCAGAAAGATATAAGTTTGTTGTAAAGCCAAGTAAGGGAGGTTATGAAACTATTTTTTCTAACTTTTATTATGTTAGGCCAAGTGATAACATGGTGTTTTTTAGGCTTGAAGGTGACAACGCAAACAAAGTTCAAAAAGGACAAACTCTTGTGGTTAAAGCTGACGTTAGTGGACCTCTTACAAGAGTAGAAAAATGTGAGATTTTAGAAATAAGTGCAGAGCCATCTAATTTTTTAAATGACGTAAATGAATATGGTGAAGACTCTTTTCAACTTAAAGGTCTTTACATGTTAATCAAAAATCAAAATTTTGATATTGTTATTCCAGAGGATTCTATTATTGAGTATGGAATGATTAAAAAAAGAAGTGCTTCAAGAGGATGTACAGACGCCAGAAAAATTGGGTATAAATGTTTTACTACAGATTCTGACACAGGTGTTACTACAAACTACGAGGTTCCAGGAGGTTCAGTTATTAGAATAGAAGTAAGAATGTTTCGTAATGATACATTTAATGGAAATAGCTGTGAAGAAAGAGAGTGGAAATGGGAGCAAGAATATGTTGCAAGTAGAGATTATGTTGATATGAGAAGATGGTGGATTGGAGATAATGTAAACCCATCTCTTGGTCTACCTGGAAATATCTCGCAAGAAACAGATATAATAAATGATACTACTTTAGCAACGCCTAATGGAACTGGTAATGATGTTGCAAATAATATGGCGTGTACAGTTTGGGCTGTAACATTTCAATGGATACAAGATAGTAGTCAAGGTGTTAATGACCCTTTATATTTAGGCGTTTCATCTGGAGTTAAAGGATGTAATAGACCTTGGCCTCAAAGCGACAGAACTTCTGATTTAGAAGTTGAGCTTATAGTTTTTAGAGCAAACACATTAATGGTTTTTGAAACAGAACCAAACGATGCGAATGCTGAATTATATTATGATGCATCTCAATCTTTTCCTATATCTCAGCCTGATGGATTTCATATGTCTGGAGTTAATTCAGATTTAGGAGACCAAAATCAAACTGCTTCACAAGATGCTGTAATAAATTTAAATTTTATAGATTGTTATACTTTTGGAAATGGTGTTGAAAGTTTTAAAATAAAAGATCAGTTAGCTGGAAGACCTTTTCAATTAGGTCAAAGAACATTAGCTGTATCTAATCAAGATTTTAAAGAAGCTGATAGATTTGAAGGTATAACATACAGTGGAGTCTATAGTAGCAATAGTGGTGTTAATAACTTAAATGAATTTAATTTAGGTTTAGTAAACTTTAAAGATTGTGAAACATCTTTCGGTCCTATACAAAAAATGCATCCAAGAGAAACTGACATATTAGTTTTACAAGAAGATAGAATTACTTATGTTTTATCAAGTAAAAACTTAATAAGCGACAGTACAGGTGGAGGTGTTATTGCATCTATTCCTCAGATATTAGGAACTCAAATTGCACGTATTGAAGAATTTGGTATTAGTTATAATCCAGAAAGTTTTGTCTCTCATGGTTATGATATGTTTTTTACTGATGTAAAAAGAAGTGCTGTGTTAAAATTAAGAGGTACAAGCAGGAACAATGATTCTTTAGAAGTAATTTCTGATATGGGAATGAGGTCGTGGTTTAGAGATGAATTTCATAACTCAATACAAACTCAAAAATTAGGAGGATATGATCCTTATATGGATGAATATGTTTTAGGAATGAATTGTAAAGAAGTTCCTTTACCACCAGAAATCTATCAATGTGGATATAAACTACAAAGAAATAATTTAGCTGTTGGGTCGTCTAATGCAATTGTTAGCGATATAAATTATGGTTCATTAATTGGTACAGCAGGATTTAGTTATAACGTTACTTCTGGTTCAATAATTATTTCTGTACTATGGAATGGAACAACAACAACAAGCTCAACGCTAACAGGTAATGGAACATTTACATTTGATAAAACTTTAAACAGCCCTGCTATTGCAGAAGTAACAATTACAGCTGTATCAACAGCATCGTTTGTTGTAACAGCTAACTGTGTTGAATCAGAGTCTATAACGGTTGTAAAAGTAGTTATGAACTCTCCAAATGAAAGTGGAGAATTTATTCATGCTGAATACTTTTGGGAGGATAGTGTAAATATTAGTCCAGTAGATTCAGATTTAGCAGAGTTTGGTAATAATAATTTAACAGCATCTTACTATGACGCACAAGTTGGAGTAAGATCATTAGGAGTTTTTCCATACGATGGTGTTGATTTAACAATCAGATCTAATAAGATTAATTTTGATACATATGACTGGAATTATCCTAACGATAATTTTAAATATTTATCAAGCAATACCTTATACTCTAATAATCAGGCTGATATAGCGTCGTTGTTAGCAGCTGCAACTACAGTGCCAGACAGTTCGGTAACTAATCCATCTGCAGGCCTGTATCAAACAACTATTAGTAGTTTATCATTGCCTACTGCAAATCAATATTTGTATTTAATATATGATTACAGATTAGTTAGCTGTCAAGAGTTTTGTTATGACGCAAGTTCAGCTGCAGCAGCATGCTGTGAATGTGCATTTACATACACCGCTTATCCAAGTAGTACTGTGTTTACCGTTGAAGCAAATGTTTGTAACCAACCATTAAATAATACATACTATCATTCAGGAAGTGGAACTTTGCCAGCATATGGAGATTTTGTATATTATGCATCAGATGGTGCAGTTGGTAGTAATTTAGGAGTAGGACTCTATAAGGTCAGCGCAACAGATTATATAACAGTAAATCAATTTGGCTTAGTTACTGCGGTAACTACATGCCCATAAATAAAATAATAAATGGCAGCATTAGGAACATATTGTTTTGATGGATTAAATTTTTCGCAAGCTACGGCTTTGTATACAGATTCAACATTAACAACCCTATCTCCTGACGGATGGTATTCTCAGGGAAATATTATAAGACAACAATTAAATGGTGTGCTGTTAAATGCACAACCTTGTGGAGAATGCTTAGTTCCTTGTGGATCAGGTATCAATGCTTCTTTTAGTAGCAATGGATTCTTTAGTGCAGATGTTGACTTAGCAAGTGATACTGGAGCAGTAGTTTTATATTTTTATATGGGTTCTTCTATACCTGATGGTGTTTTAGCTACATATAACTCTAATACATACAACAGACTTACTTGTCACGGAAACCACAATACTGATACTATCGTTGATGGAGCTAATAATCAAGTTGATTATGCAGGTGTATTTAATCAAGGCACTGGAAGAATTACTTATGTTGGAAATAGTAATCCATCACTATTAAGTGATTCACCTTATAATAATATACCATCTGGCTCTTGTACATCAGGTGATACCCCTCAGAATTATACATATACTGGATCCGCGTATGTTGCACAAGGTACTTTTGAAACAGTAACTGTAGCTTCAAACGAAATTGGAGTTAATCCAGGAACAGCAAGTAAAGTTTTTACAATGGTTGTTCCTAAAACTTCAGCGGCAGTAACTTCAATAAACCTTTTAATTGCTGCGCCTATGTGTGGTACATTTTTTAAATGGGAGGTAGATTGTCCAGTGGCTTTACCAAGTTTTTATGGGTCAGCGTCTCAAAGCACAACAGCTTGTGCAACATCGACAACAACATACTATTTTGCAAGAAACGCCGTAGGAACATCTAATGTGTTTACGGTAGACACAAATATAATTCCAAACGTGGGTAACTGGGTTTTTACAGATTCAGACGGATCTACATATTTAAATGACACGTCTCTTTTACTTTATTACATAGTAGGTGGAACGACTGCAATAGGTGTACGAAATGGAGTTGTTGTGTCATCAGCGCCTTGTTCAGGAGGTTCTACTGGGTCTAATATAGTTATTGAAGGTTGTGAAACAGGAAATATAGAAAATGCAGTAAACACATACAACAACGTTCTTGGAGACGTTATAGAAATTCAAACTGGTACTCCAGGAGCAGGAGCGGTGTATTGTGGTACTGTGATTTCAGTAAATCAACCAGGACCTGCAACCTCAACTGTTTTAAATGGACAGGCAAGACCAGGATGTAACGATACAATACATTGTTTCCAATAATAAAAATATATATTATATGAGTTTAAATTGCGAGTCATACACATTATCATACAGCGAAACATCTAAAGGATGGCCGTCGTTTTATTCATTTAACCCTGACTTTATGATAGGGATGAATAGTTACTTTTATAGTTTTAAAGGTGGTAACATATGGAGACATAACACTGGAGTTAATCGTAATACTTATTATGGTCAATTTAGAAATGCCTCTATAAGAAGTGTTTTTAATCCTGAGCCAACACTAAGTATAAAATTATTTAAAACATTGTCATATGAAGCCACTACAACTGTGGATGATACTAATCAAGCAAGATGGGAATGTACATCGTTGTTTACTGATTTGACAGATGGCAACCCAGGATCTATGTTAGATACTTATTTTGAAGAGAAAGAAGGGGAGTGGTTTAGTTATCTTAGAACAAATTCTGGAACAGTAAACTGGAAGCAAAGATCAGCTAATGGTGTTGGTGTATGTACTAATGTAAGCGGACCAAGCACCGCTGTTATAGTTACATTTTCAACTCCTATTGGAACAATTTTAAATATTGGAGATAATGTTTATGCTGCTACTCTGACAGCTGGAGTTGCAACAACACAGCCTATTTTAGCAGGAGTAGTTACTGGTAAAACTTCTACAACCATAACAATAGATAGTTCGTCAGCATCTGCTACAATACCAACGATTGGACAGTTTATAATGTTTATAAAAAATGCTGTAGCAGAGTCTCATGGAGCAAGAGGATATTATTTAGAGTTTGAGCTTGAGAATGACTCAACAAACCCTGTAGAACTGTTTTCTGTAGGTAGTAGCGTCATGAAAAGTTATCCATAGAAATTTGCTATCTTTGTTATTAAATTATATTTAATGGAATTTAATATACGAAAGCTTGAAGAAAAGGATTGGGACACATTAGTGTCTTGGTGGGATGAATGGCCAGATTGGCAAAATCCTCCAAAAGATTTTTTACCAGACAATGGCACAGGCGGTTTGATGGTAGAAAAAGATGGCACTCCTATTGTTGCGGGATTTATGTATTTTACAAACTCTAAGGGAGTTTTATTAGAGTGGATTGTTTCTAATCCTTCTTATAGAGATGACGACAGGCAGGATGCTATTGAGTTTTTAATTTTAACATGTGAAGAATACATAAAGGCTAATGGCAAAAAATATATATTCAGTATTGGTAGAAATAAACATTTAATAGATACTCACAAAAAATTAGGGTATAACGTAGATACAAAAGTGTCTCATGAAATAATAAAAAAAATATAGTATGGCAGCAGCAACAGCAATAGCAGCAACAGGAGTAGCAATAAGTGCCACTTCTGCTGGTATGAGTTTTTCTCAAGCAGCAAAAGCAAGAAAGCAAGGTGAAAAAGCACAGAAAGCAAGTAAAGAATTAATGAAGGAGGCAGAGCGTAAGGCTGAAGTTGAATTCATGCAAAAGTTAAATGTACCTTTAGATGCTTATGGAAGAGAAGAGCGTCAAATTATACAAAGTCAACAACAAAACATACAAGCACTCCAGGAAGGTGATTCTCGTAACTTAGCAGCAGGAGTTGGTATTGTTGGAGCAGGTGCTACTGAGTCAGCTGAAAACTCACGTATTGCGCTTGGTAAAGAATTATTTGATTTACAAAAAATGCAAGTTCAAGAACAGTCTGATATTAATCAAGACTTAAAAGATATGAAGGTTGGGGCAGCAGCAGATCAACAACAAATATCAAGAGATTCTGAAGAAGCGTCAGCAGCAGCAATGCAGCAAGGCGTTGCGTCAGTTGGGCAAGCAGTGCAAGGTGCTGCAGCAGCAATACCTTTATTTCCTCAAGGCGCAGCTGACAGAAGAATTAATAACATTGCTGATAGTTTAGATCAATCTAAATTATCAACATCAGTAGTAAATCCAAATGCAGACGCTGCATTGTATGCAAAATATTCTACAAAAGGAGATAATTATGATATGAATAAAGCTGCACTTTACCAAGACATAAATACTACACCTTTAGGAAGAAATCAAGTTATAGAAAGATTAGGGTCAAGATTTACTAAAGACCAATTAAAGGGATACAAAAAAACTGGTATATATGATCAAAATTTTTATGACATTTTGAACAGAATTGATAATTAAAAGATATGGCGGAAGATACATCAAGACCTTCAGGGGCAAATAAATATTCTATATATGCTCAAAGAAGTGTAGATAGCACTCAAATGGACTGGAACGCAGCGTCCAAAGAATTAGTGACTGGACTGCAAACCATACAGGCTGAAAGAGCTGTTCGTAAAGCTGCGATTGAAGAATCTACTCAGAACGCTATAGAGCAGTTAAGTAAGGTTCCAGAGACTGGAACTCAAGACGCTGCATCTTTACTGATAAATGGTTCAAGTATGTCTGTAAAAGGTATACAAGAACAAAACAATTTATTAAAGCGTGGTTTAATTAGTCCTTCAGATTATAAGCTGTATATGCAGCAACAAAAAAATGGCTATTCAAGTTTAAGTACAGCTGTAAAAGGATGGGATGACTGGGCTGTTAAAGCAAAAGAAAGATTACAAGCTGCAAAAGATGGAGGTGCAACAGCTTCGGAGCTGGAAATATTTTCAAATTTATCTGTCGAAGCTTTAGGTAATTTAAAAAATAAAAAACTATGGTCTAACCCTACTAATGGTAAAATGCAGTTAGTAACAATGGGTAAGAATTCAAAAACTGGCTTGTATGATGTAATGCCTGATTACGAAAAAAGAAAACAAGACTATCAGAATCCTAATCAGATAATGAACTTTATGAAGTTTGAGCAAGATAGGATTGATGTTGATGATATGGCAACAGCTCAAACTGCTCAAATAGCAGATATTGTAAAAATTACCATGAGTGGTAAAGCATATCAAAGACTAACAGGTGGTGGAAGACAGATAAGCAAAGAAGACTTTAGAAATTTAGGGGACTTTGGGACAGATGAAAATGGTAATGCTATAACATATGACATGTGGAAATCTACACAGATAGACGCTATGGTTGGAGCTAAAGGTGATTTAAAAAACGACAATGCCTCTCAAGTTTTAACTAATTCTGGAAGATACTTTTTTGCAGAAACAGAAAGTCAATTTAAAGAAAACCATCCAGGAGTAGATAAAAAATATATGATAAAAGTTGATATGAGTTCAGGAACACCTGTTCCAATAATGACTGATCCACAACAAAAAGAAGCAAGAAAACTTGCTGATATTGCAATTGAATCACAAGTAAGTCATATAGAGAAAGTTGCAGAAACAGCTAAATCAGCACAAGCACCAGTGCAACCAAGTCCTTCAAGCATTGCACAAGGCAAACTGGACAGAGCAATGGTTGGGTATATGGATGATGCAAATGCTCTTACGTCTGATGACGAATCAACATTTGATGCTACAGCACAAGATCGTATAGTAGCCTTAAATAAAGAAATGACAATGCGTAATGGTGATCCAAATAAATTGATTGATAGCATAACTCGTGATGATACATCTATTAAATTCACCTTAGCTGACGGAACAGTAGAAACAATACCAAGACTTGAAAACGGTGTTCCAAGAAACGTTGAAGACGTTGTTAGAGAAGTTTATAGATTAATAACACCTCAAACAGCTGACTATCAAAACTCATATAAAGACGCTGCAATATTATACAGACAAGAACCAGGTGGTGGTTTTAGAGGTGCAGATAGAGATATGACTGATGAGGAATTAATTGCAGCAGCATCTGAAAAGAAAAGTGTGGAACAGTTAAGAACTCAAGGAATTAAGCCACAAATAGAGGAAACTAATGCACAAGGTCAGTTAACTGGTAAAATGATTGAAAATCCAGCATACGAGCCAGCTCTTAAACAAGCAATTCTTGATAACACACCTAATATTACAGATACTGAAAAAGCAGCTGTAAAGAAAAGAATATTAAAAAATATAACTGGAGAGAAATACAGAGCCTTAGCTCCTCTTCCACCTCTAAAACAAAATACTGCTAAAATTGGAGTTCTTACGGAAAACGGTACGCCATCACCAGCAACTGGTACAGAGCTTATTGAGAAAAAAGTAGGACGAACACTGGATGCTATTGATTGGGTTGGTGGGGACGATAGTGTTGAAGTTAATGATGTTTTAAGTCAGGTTATGAATGACTACCTTCCGAACGGAATAAAAGGTGGTGCTAAAGTTGCGTTTAAAAAAGATACTGTAACGGATAAGTACATTATTGAAGTTTCTTATTTTGATAGAGCTGGAAAACAACAATCACTCCCTCCAATATATCCAGAGGTAGGAACTATGTTGGCTGGGGGAGCAACACCGTCTGAGTTAAACGAAATCATGCATATAGCAGCACAAAAAGTTTTAGACGAAGAAAATGCAAGACTTACAACAAGAAATCAAAGAGGTACTGGTAAAAAACGAAAAAAGTTTAATTAATGGATAAGTTTACAGAGTTATATAATTACTTAAAGGAAGAAGGATTAACAGATTTATCGGCAGAAGAATTTAAAGCTGAGTATGCAGCAGGTACTGCTAAAAATGCTGAACTATATTCTTATTTAAAATCTGAAAAATTAACAGATTTAGATGCAGAAAAATTTAATATAGAGTATTTCCCTGGTGTTGAAAAAAAAAATCCAAACGACATTTCTCCTTCAAACACTCCAGAGGTTATTACGGACTCTACTACCGAAACTCCAGAGGTCGTAGATACTTCTTTGGATACGTCCACGATTAAAAAACCTTTAGGTGATAATACTGTAATAGATGTACAGGAAGAAGACTCTACAGTTACTGAGTTCCCTGCATACGACCCTCGTGAGCAGGGCAAGGAGATAAATGCCAATCCAATTACATATAACTCAAGCGACTCACAGTTTGATAAATCATTAGCTTTTATAACTAAAGATTTAATAGACAGAGAAGAAAGTGAAGTAGTCAACAGAATGAAATATCATTTTGAAGATTATGGTTTTGACTTTGAACAAGGTGGTGGTTTTATGAGTGGATTAGATGGAATGAAAGTTACATCTAAAGATGACCCAACTAAAAGTATAAATATTAATCTTGATCCTGTTTTTGGAGATATTTTTGGTGGCGAGTCAGGACCAGCAAAAGAACTTAGAAAGTTTTTAAAAGAAAACAGAAGGACTGACCAGAGAATGGAAAGTCTTGATGCTTCATATGATAAAAACAGAAAAAAATACTTTAGTTCTGAAGCTACTAAAAAAGATATTCAGGCTGTAAGAAATTCAGCCAAGAATCTAAATTCTGATTATAAGGTTTACCAGGACAGAAAAACTATTCATGAAGCAGAAATTGATGCTTTATTAGGTCAGCCTAAAGAAATACAAAACACACCTGAATGGAAAATAAAATATCAGCAAACATTAGCAGCTGGTAAAAGGTTAAAGCAATTTAAAAATAGATTAACTGACAACTATAATAGTTATAAAAAATTTGAAGGTCAAATAAATTCTTCTGTAGGTAATTACATTGACATGAAAGAAGCGGACGACAGTACGTTTTTTGGTGGTTTAGTAAATGATTTTGTTGGTCCTGGTGTTAGTGAAGTCCTTGCAAGCGTGTGGGGGGCTGGTGTTGATGGATTTTATAAAGCGGCACAGTTTTTTGACGAAGACTTTGGTATGACTGCTGAAGAAAAAAAAGATCGTTATATTGATATAGCAAAAGATCTTGGATATCCAGTACCTGAAAATATAGAAGACGATGCTGTTTATACAAAATGGTTAGAAGGTTTGCAGGAGCAAAAGTTTGAGGATGAAGAAGTAGAAGGTGAATTGTCATTTAATACGTTTCCTAAAGAAATAATCGAACGACTTGAAGCTGATGGTTTTGATTTAACTAAGCCAACTTTAAATGGACAATACTTTAATAAAAATCAGTCAGGATTAAATAAGTTTTTAAATGGACAATACATTGACCTTCCTGACTATGCTTATGATAAAACAAGAGGTGAACGATTAAAAAGATTAGTATTAGATCAAGAGGTAAAAGAAAATAAAAATCCACAAAAAGAATTTATTAAAAAATATTTTAATGAAATATTATCTGCAGATGATATCTCAGATGAAAAATACGCTAAACAATCTAATAGTAATATTGTTTACACTGGGCTTTCTGGTCTTGCTAAGTCACTTCCGTCTGTATTAACTACTTTCGCATCAAGAGGAAAGATAGCTCCAGCTGTTGGATTAGGAGCAGCAAAAAGAAATTTAATTGCAAGAGGATTAGGCTTAACAACAAAAGGAGGTATTGCCCAAACAGTTTCATTTGCTATGTTACAAGCTGAAGCAATGAACGTTGAAATGAACAATGATCCTGATTTTAAGTATGTTACTGAGTCAGAAAGAAAGAACATTGTAATACCAACAGCTATTACTGTTGGTATATTAGAGCGTTATGGGTTTAGAAATATAGCAGGTAACAAAGCTATAATGACTGGTTTAATGAACAAGGTAACTAATATGTTACCTGCAGGAGCAACTGCAGCAATGTTTAAAAACCAAATGAATAAACTTGTTCAAAGTAATATTGCAAAAGGAATTTTTTCAAACACAGCTGTAAAAGCTGCTGCAACTTTTACTGGTCGAGTTACTAAAGCTGCTTTAGCAGAAGCAGAAACAGGTGGTCTTCAGCAAATAGCTGAGATGGGTTATAAAGATGTATGGAATAACATGAATAATAAAGACATGTTTGAACAACCTGAATTATGGACCAAAGAGTTTTGGGGAACAGTTGGACATGCTGCAGCTGCTGAAGCTGTAGGTGGTTTTGTAATGGGTGTTCCAGGAGCAGTAATTGCAGCGGCTAAAAACAAGACTTCCGATTTACTTTCTGATGATCTTGTTGAAATGTTTGACATGATAAGAAATGATGAAATAACTGTAGAAGCTTATCAGACACAGTTAGACTTAGCCGTTTCTAATGGTAAAATAACATCAGAGGAAGCATCAAAACAGATGTTAGATTTTCAAACATTAAGTGGAGCTGCTAACACTCTACCAAGTGACTTAGATGTTAACTCAAGAAAAAAAGGATTAGTATTAATCTTTGAGCAACAACAATTAGAAGCTGAAATGGAAAAAATGAATAAGAATTTAAATTCTTATAAAACCAAAGAAGCCAGAGTTGAAGAAATAAAAAACGAAATTGGACAGCTTGGAACTAATCAAGCTCAAGCAAATACCAATTTTAGAAATGAGACTGAAGGAATTCAAGATTCTGTTTTAGTTACAGAAGAAGATGCCACAAAATCTTTACAAGATAAGGGGGTGCAAAACCCTACAGTTGAACAAATTAAAACCGAACAAGATGCCCTACAAAAGCAAAGCACAACGAGCTTGGATGCACAAGAATCTTCCAGAAGTAGCGAAGAGGTGGGACAAAGCGTACCCAACAGCCAGTCTACCCAACAGAGTGAAACCGAAGACAAAGCTCAAGACAAAAAGAAGACCAAGGAGGAAGTAAGTCAAGAAGAACAAAATGATATAGACGATTTCTTTGGTGATGAAGTTTTAGACGACGTTGAAACCTCTTCAGATAATTTATCTATAAATAGAAAACAAGTAGAGGGAGATACAGAAATAGAGAACACAACTTTAGCATCAGCCGTAGTAAATAAAGCAAAAAAAGCTGCACGAGCAATTGCTAAAATAGCACCTGAAGTGAAGATAGTTTTACACGACACTCAAGCTGAATACGAAAAGTACGCAACAAAAGGTAGTCGAGGGTATTACAACCCAAATAGTAAGGTTATACACATTAATTTAACTAAGGCTAAAGGAAACACAGTAGCTCACGAAGTTTTTCATGCGGTATTTTTAGATAAAATATCTGGTGGTGACGTTCAAGCTAAACAAGCAGCTTTGAAATTAATAACCTCTGTAAGAAAAACCTTACCAGCTGAATCATTGTTAGCTAAAAGAATAGATAATTTTGCTAAAAATTATGATGAAAACTTTAAGAACGAAGAGAAGTTAGCAGAGTTATTTTCTTTAATGGCTACTGAATATAAAACATTAAAGAAGCCAGGACAAAATAAAATTATAGAATTTATAAGATCAATGGCGGCCAAATTAGGCGTTACAATCCCTGGTGGTTTTGGTAAAACAGACGAGTCAGTTATAGATTTTATGAATGCATTTTCTAAAAAAGTTAGAACTGGTACTGAAATAACAGAAGGTGATGTAGATGTTTTAAATAAAATAAATGAAGATGTTATAGTTGAACAAGGAACCTTAGTTGAAGAGGCAGATGGTGTAATTCCAAATGAAATAGAAGACGATGGGCCTTCTATTGATTTTAGAGAGAATAGAGAGTCTCAAATAAATAGAGGAGGTATTGATATGGGTTCAATAAAACGTGGCTCTATTAACGAACTAAGCGGTACAAATGCATTTGTTTTTGCAGCTGATCAAGCAACTTATGGTGAGGTTGAATCTCCATCTGGAAACAAATTTAAATTTGACGGTGGGTTTTTATACCCTTATGGGGCAGAAGCTGCAGGTAGTAAAGCCGCGTGGGTTTTTTCTACAGAAGGTGCTGCTAATAAGGTATTAAATAAAGTAAACGAAAGTGATGGTGTAGGTCTTGTTATGTCACAAGCTAAAAACGGAATTACAGGAAACTTGCAATTTTTAGAATACATAAATAGTGAAATTAATTACGCCATAGAAAAAGGTGCATCACCTCAAGAAATGCTTGCGTACATAAATACAAAATTAAAATTAACAAAAGTTGCTAACGGATTGAGTAAAAGAGGTTTCCCTTCTCAAATAAATAGTTTAGAACAATTATCAGAAATATTAACACCTTTGAATTTTGAACAAAGAGGTGAGTTTACTGAAAAATTTCTTAGCAAAGATTCTTATGAGAAGTTTAATATATCTCCTTTTTCTCCTTTAAAAACTGTTCCAACAAATACATCGGATGTTGTTAACGATCCAACTTTATCTAACATTGGATATGGAGATATTGTATCTGCAATTCAATTTGAAAAAAATGGTAAGCCTTTTAAGTTAAGTAAAGGAGAGCCAGGTTATCATCCTGCATACCCTTGGGCAATCCCTGGAAAGGGACTTATGGTATTTAACAGAGGGGTTGATGTTAGAAAAGTATATCCTGAATCAAAACCTAAATCAAAAGAAGCTAATCAGACACCTTTAGGTAAAAGAACTAAACCAGCTGCTGCAAGATCTGCAATGGGCGGTCAGTTTACGGCTAAAGTTCCATCTAATATAAAAGTTGAAGGTTCTGAAATAAGACAAGGTAGAGAACAATTAACCGCTTCTAAATTAGAGTCTAATTTAGAAAGTAAATACAATGCTACTTTAGATATATATGAAAATAAAGGATTTTTAGAACTGGACAAAATTATTATTAGCGAGGACCAAAGAAATAAAGGTACTGGAACTAAAATGATGAAAGAAGTTATTTCTTTTGCTGATAGTAGAGGATTAACAATAGCTTTGACTCCAAGTAAAAGTTACGGAGCTACATCTGTTGAAAGATTAAAATCATTTTATAAAGGCCTGGGGTTTGTAGAGAATAAAGGAAGTAATAAGGATTTTTCTACAAAGCAAAGTATGTTAAAATTACCCTCAAGAAAAGGCAGGGAACAGTCTACTGAACAGCAAGTAAAAGATCAAACTGGAATGCCAGCAAGTGGGTTCTATAGCGCTCAAGCTATGGTGTCTGACATCCAACGTCAGTTCAATAGAATTGGTCCAGGATATGTAGCGAAAAGAGCTAAACAAGGCGCTTATGGAGGCGGTGGTGGCGTATATGTCATTGGTCCTAATAAACGTATTGTAAAAAATCCTACACGAAAAGGACGTCAGCAGGCAATGGATAATGAAAACGATTTGCTTAGAATTATAATAGCTGGCCGAGAAGAAGGAGGTTTTGAAGATGCAGCTATAAAAGATTATTTAAAGAGAAGAAAAAGAAAGGTTGATGGTAAAACAGCAAGTGCTTATAGTGCAAAAGAAATTAATGCTGCATTCAAAGTTTTAGAAAGCGAAGCTTTTGATTCTTACATGTTTAGAGAATACCCTACAAGTTTTAATGACATAAAAGGTGGTTTTCTGGCTGGTCTTAAATTAATGAAAGATGTTGATACTTACTATAAAAAATTAGTTGAAAAGAATAATTTAATTAAAGATAGAGTTGCAAAAAACAGAAAGACAAAACAAGTTCCGCTGACTGACGAACAAATTAATTTGAAAGTTTTAGATTATTTTATGTCGCTTCCAGGATACAAAAGCGTAGGGGTAAAAGGCAAAAGACAGACATCCCAGCAGCTCGCTATGGAGCGTGATATGTTAAACATACTGCTTCCTGATCCATTAAAGGCTAATCCTAAACGTATTGCAGCAATAAACAGAAGAATAAAAAACATAAAGTTTACAGAAAGAAACCTTAAAGGTGTTCAGAGAGCTTTAAGAAATTACATAAGAACAGTACTACCAAGGGATTTATATACTAAAAAAGAAATAACTGATTTAATTGATAAAGTGAATAGAGTAAACGCTACAAACTTTGAATCAGTTAAAGATGAGGTTTTCAAAATAGTTACTACAAAAACAAACAAAAGACTTGAGAGTGTTTTATTTAAGATGCTTGATAAAGCTTATACCACTATTCAAAGCGGTAGATTTAAAGGTGTTAAAATTGATAATGAAACTCGTAAAAAGTTAAATCGTATCAATAAATTAGTAGTGAACCCTAAGTCAACTGGCGATCAAATAATGGAAGCCAATGAAAAACTTTTAAAATTATATAATGAAGTTTCTACAGAAGAGGTGGTAGACGAAAAAGATAAAAAAAGTCGTAAGACTAAATCTACATTTAGTAAAAGTGATTTACAGCAGATGGCTGAAATTACATTAGCTATGCAGATAAACACATCTTTTACTCAAGACATGAATGACTCTAATAAAACTACTCAGTTAAGCTCAGTAATCAATAGCTTAAAACAAATAGAAGAGTCTGGGAAAGCTAATTTTGAGTACGAATTACTACAAGACGCTATACAATACAGAGAGAATGAGAGAGCTGTATACAAGGATATGACAGGTATAGATATTGATGCAAAACAATCACTTATTGACCAAGGTATACCTGAGAATGAAATTACTGAGTTTATGGTAAACGAAGAGTTTCAAAAAATTAAAAAAGATGTTTCACTTGATGCTAAAGAATCAGGTGGCTTAAAAGTAGAAGGTGTTATAAAAAGATTCAAAGGTTCACTAAATAGTTTAGCTACTAAAATTGAGCAAGGGTTATTTGGAAGTGCAGAGGATATGACAGGTTTAATAGACAGAATATCTACACAACCAGGAGAAATATTTGAAGGCGCAACTCAAGAACTTACACAGAAAAAAATACGTTCTTCTTCAAGAGTTTATAAGTCAAGAATGATTGGACAGCAATTAAGTCTTTCTAATAAAATGACAGAATTATTTGGCAACAAATGGGTTAACATAAACAGAAAAAACTCTCAGATGACTGAATCTATTGTTCGTAGTAAGGTCAAAGATGATTTACTTCAAGGACAATTGAAAGAAGCTCAAGAAAATAAAACTTTAAAGAAAGGAGAACGAACAGCTTTAATTAATTCAATACAAAAGGAGATTGATCAAAACACAGTAAACCTAAGTCAAAACCAATTGCTTTATTATTATTCACAGATGCAAGATCCTTCTTTAGAAGGGAGCATGATAAACACTTTTAATCCTACAAGAAAGGGAAATATAGTGTTTGACAATGAATTTAAGAGCAGAATAGAGCAAGAGATATCAGATAAATTAGATGAAAGATTAAAAGACTTATCTGAGTGGATGATAAAAGATTATTACCCATCTTCTTATGACCACTACAACAATACTTACAAGAAAATTTACAGGACTGATATGCCTTGGAATCAAAACTATGCTGGTCGTGTGTATCGCCAAAACGAAAACGACATGGAAGCTTTAGATTTATTAGCCGACAGTCAATCATGGATTACAAACGTTGGCTCTGCCAGTACTAAAGTAAGAGTTCAAAATACTAATCCAATAGAAAAAGTAGATGGTGTAGATGCATTACTTAATTATACCAAAGACATGGAGTATTTTGCTGCATATGGTGTTGCTATAAGAGATATAAATAAAATATTTTCATCACCAATGATAAAAGAAACCATTAAAGAAAAATTTGGTTCTACTATTTACACATACATTGATGATTCTATAAAAAAAATAGCAAACAAGGGAATACAATCACAAAGACAAATACAAGTAATAAATACCTTTAATAATACATTTTTGTTATCTCGTTTAGGTTTAAACCCAACACTTATACTAAAACAAATGACATCTTTCATCACGTATGGAAATGACATTGGTTATATAAATTGGGTTAAAAATGCTGCCATGAGTACGACTCAAGCAAAAAAATTAGTAAACGAAGTTTTGGACAACTCAATTGTTCTACAAGACAGGTACGGACAAACAATTAAAAGAGCTGTAGAGACATATGCTGATGAAAAGTTTGAAAAAATGAATGGTGGTCTTTTAGAGCGTTTTGGATTAACAAACGCAAAGCAAGACAAGATTAGTAAAATTTTAATGTGGACCACAATGACAGGGGATAAAGGCGCTATACTTGTTGGTGGTGTTCCAAATTACTTATATTATAAAAATGAATTTAAAAAGAAAAACCCTGAAGCTTCAGAACAAGAGGTTATTGATCATGCAATAAAAAAGTTTGAAGCTGACACATTAAGAACTCAACAGTCATCTGATTTACAAGATAAAGATTACTTTCAAACTAAAGGGGCGCTTATAAGAGCCTTTAATATGTTCTTGACAACTCCAAAACAATATTTCCGTAGAGAAATTATTGCAGCAAGAAACATGTATAGAATTGTTAAAAGTGGCGGTAAGCAGGGTAAAGGTGTTATAAAAGATAATGGAGAATTAAATTACTGGAAAAGTTTAGGTAAATCTGCAAGAAGTTTAGCAGTGTATCATGTGGTGATGCCAGTGGTTTTTCAGTGGGTGTCTGCTGGATTGCCAGGTCTTTTAAGAGGGATGAATGATGAGGATAAAAAAGATTTAGGAATAGCCGCTCTTTTAGGTAACTTAAATGCTTTGTTTATTATAGGAAAAGTAGCCGAGACCCTTAAAGATGTTGCGTTAGGTAAGCCTTGGGCAAAAACTCCATCAACAATTCCAATTTTAGGGCAAACATCACAGTTGGCAGATTTATACATGCGTGCGCAAAAAGCAAAAGGTGTAAAAAAAGAAGAAGCTATGAATAAATTCATGGCAGAAGCAATTGCCCTTACAGGTATACCAGCACCACAATTAAGAAAGTTTATGAAAAACTTTTCTGAAATTGGTGACTCAAAATCTATGGGTGAGTTCATATTAAAACTTTTTAATTTTTCTGAGTACCAGCAAAAGGGAGGAAATAAAAGTAAAGGGTTAAAGTTAACGAAAACTGAACTGAAAAGATATTTTCCAGAACTATACCCAGACACTAATGAAGATGGACCGATGGAAGATTATCTTAAATTACAGAAAGAAGCTAAAGCAGAACAAAAACGTTTAAGAAAAGAGCTTCTTGATCAGATTTATAATTAAAATGTATGGCCTTTAACGAACACCTTTGTATGCTGCAAAGCTATAGAATTTTGACTGGCAAAGACTCTTTTAGCACGTTGCTGGAAGAGTTTGATGAAGTTGAATTAGTGTTCGACCCTACACGAGCTGTGATTGTAATGGATGATGATGTATACGATTTAGTTAGGTATTATTTTGAGTCCAGGGAAGACTATGAGAAGTGTGCTGAAATACATTGGGCTAAGTGTAAAGCTAAAAATTCTTAGAGAAATTTCTACGCTCCGCTTCCAGTTTATAATATAAAAACGCTTGAAATCCATTTACGTGAGAGTCTGTTGGGAAAAAATATTTCCATCCTTTGGACTTTCCTTTATTTATGTAGTAGAAAAATGCAACAGCTACTTTACCTCCTGTTTTTGAAAAATTTACACATGCGCTGTGGTCTGAGGTTGGTATAATTTCTTCTACCGAAAAAGATTCATTATTTACATTTCCTACTCTATTAACATTCGAGTATCTTTGTGCGATAGTTTCACAGAAATCTTGTAATTCTGTTGCTATTCCTTTATTCATAACTTTTGTTGTAGTTTCTGTATCTTTAATACAATTTTAGAAGACTGTGGTAATTTTTTGAGTCTTAATATTTCTTTTATAACAGAAGGTCTTGTGTCTGTTTTAGATTTCATCTGACAAAGATTTTATTAGTTCACTCATAGTTTGGATAATATTTTTAGCTTTTTTTTTAGCTGCCTCGTGATCCCTGTCCATTAAGTCTTCGTAAATATTATCAGTTAATGAATGCAAGTTGTTAGTCACATAGTTGATATGTGTAATAGCTTGAATGTCATCAGCAGAAACAGGGTTTGACATTAATCTAAGGAATTAAGTATTTGTTTTCCTACAGCTGCATTTATTTTGCCAATGGCTCTATAAAGTTTTCTTGACTTGACTTTAGTAGCGTGTCGTTCTGTTTGTGTGGATTCTTTACCCATGTTTGTGTAAAGACAGCAGTCTATAAATAAAAGGGTATCAATTTTCTTTTTGTCAGACCAAGTTTTATAATTTAAAATTTTATCTATGTCTTCTACGCTATAATCCATTTAAATATGTATTTACTTTTCGTTCAAAAGCTGAAAAATTGTTTCCTGTTCTATGTTCAATATCAGCGACCAGTTTATAGAACTTTTTATACTTACCAGTGTAGTGATTAACTTCCTTTCTCAAGTCACTTACCTCCAAATTTAACTTTTTATTTTGATTTACGAGAAATTTTATTCTGTTTTTTAAATCAGACTCAAGTAATGAGTCAAAGTTTTCAACATTTTCAAGCCAATTATTTACAATATTGTTGTATGAAAGTTGTATGTCAGGATCATATTTTATTATGTAAGGAAGTTGTTTTAGACTATGCAATACAGTTGCATGGTTTTTGTTGAAAACTTTTGCAATATCAGTTAAGCTCATTCGCAAATGTTTTCGTAAAATATCGTATACAACAGCTCTTGCAAATATATACTCACGTTTTCTTGTATTTACCCTTGGGTCCAGTCCCAGTACTTCTTCTACATTTAGGATTATGGCCTCTATTGTTTTTTCTTTAAGAGATGATTTCATTTTATATATGATTTTAAATTTATTAAATCTAAGTATTCATCAGATTCTATGATGTGAAAATCCGTTAGTGTAAGAAACTCCCCAGCAGACCTTAAAATTTCTATTGCAAAATATACTGGTTCATCTCTATGTATTACAACCCCACCAACCACGTATGTTGTAAGTTCATTTATAGGGTACTCTTTTAGGTTGTTGTCTATATAGTCAGATATAAGTATTTTAAGAGTTATATCACTTAGTTCAGATAAAGAATCAATAAAATCATCTTCAACCTCATATCCTTTATCCTTTATATACTTCGGTTTTAAACCCATGCTTTTCTAATTCTTTTAATCTATATTTTTGTAGCTCTGATAAAACTCCCTTTGGTTTTTTTATTTCTGAAAAAAGCACGTCACAATTTGGAGGTAAAGCAATTAAATCTGGAATACCATTTTTATTTGTAAGCTTGAGTTTTATAACATAATAACCTTCAGCTTCAAGTTCTTTTATTCGTTTGTTTTGTATCTGTTGTTCCGTCATGTCCGTTTTGTTTCCAATCAATCCAAAAGCCAACCGCAACCATAACGTGTAAAAATATAGACAAAGCGTATTCATATAGGTCATGCCAGGTGGCAAAGTGTAAATGTACGTGTCCAATTATCCAAAAAGGTATCGCCATTTGTTGACTGTACCAAATTAAAAAAAATTTTATAAACTTCATAGGGACAATAGATCTCTTTTAAAATGTCTTAGCGTATAATCTTTTTTCTTAGTTACAGCTTTGTAGATATCTTTTTCAATACCACCTCGTGAAAAAATCCAATAGACATCACTTTCAAGTCTGTCTTTTGTTGTCATTCTATCTCTTGACTGCCAGTAACTGGTTGCACTAAAATCAATATTGTAATACACCAAGCAAGCAGCTTTCCTCAAAGATATACCTTCTCTTCCACTTACTATTTGCAAAGCTATGGTTTTATCTGTACTATTAAATTCTTCAAGCTCTGTGCATAATTGTTTACCATAAACTTCTTTTAGTGCATTCAATTCTTCCTTAAATTTATAGAATATTCCTACTTGTACATCAGCAAAATTGTCATGGATAAATTGTGCCTTACTTAAATCTAATATCATAGAGTTACCAGACTCGAATTTAACAGTACCAGAATACATTTGATGAAGTTTCATCATGAGCTTTACTGGTGTGTCAGCCAATATAACATCATTATTACCTTCAATAACTAAATGCTTTTTTAGTTTAGCTGTAAGGTCATAGGTCCTTGAATTCATCTCTACCTCTAATACATGTTCTTTGGTATTAACTTTGAACCCAGCTTCTTTTTGAGTGTATGAAATTGTATATGGTTTCATTTCGTCTATAATAGTTTGTAGGCCATCAGAATAATCGTTTATGTAAAGAGAATTGATTTTTCTTTGCTTAACGTTTACGTATTGTTTAGAAAACTTATAAAAGTTTACATAGTCACTAAATGGATGCCTACGAACTACAGAAACCTGATGGTACATTTGACTGAATGATTCAGGTGTTGGTGTTCCTGACAGGAATATTACAAAAGGGTCGTTTTCCAAGATCAAAGAACGAACTTGTTTTGACCTTTTGTTTCTTTTTGGAAATGCTCCCATGCCATGAGCTTCATCACATATTACCATATCCCAACCTAATTGGTCTATTTTATGTAATGACTCGTAATTTATAACTGTAATGCTGTATGATGGATTAAGAAGTTTATAATCACTTTCAATACTGCTTATGGCTTTTTTCTTGGTAATAAACAAGAGGTTCGATACTGGCAAAAGCGCACTTACACCCAAGCTCGTGAGAGTTTTACCAGTTCGTACCTCCATCGCAAGATAAACAAATTTATGTTTTTGCAACAAAGGTTTGGCTTTATTTATTATTGATGTTTGATAGTCTCTAAACTCCATATTAAAAATCAAAATTACCGTTAGTTTCTAACTCATGTTTTGTTCTAAAACGTAACCATCTACCTACAGAATCTCTATCAGCTTCAGGCTTACAGTCATACTTAAACATTGAGTATGCTTCCAACCACTTATTAAACTTAGTTCTTGATACAGTCATTTTAGATTTAGGAGCAAAATCAGGATTGTCTTCTACAAAATCTAAATACAAATCATTTTTATAAACCTTGTAACCTTTTGCTAACTTTTCATTTATGTTGTTAGTTCCAATCAATCCACACCACTCTAAAAACTCATGACAGGTTGCAGCTGATAGCTGTCTGATTTTTAAGTTTACAAACTTTGATTTAATCAGTCCATGCATCATGTATTGCTGTAGGCATCCAATCATGTAGTTATCAAACTTACACCACTCTTCATCATCCCACTCTCCAAACATAAGCTTACCAAATTCTTTTAATGGTGTTAAATCTTTAGTGTAGTATTGTGCTAACTCCAGCTCCCACTTTCTCCTGGCAAAAGATGAACCTTGGCCTTTAATAGCGTAGTTAGTTGTAATGGCAATTTTTGGAGACTTACTAAATGGTATCTTTATAGCATCTTTGTTCTTTTTCTCCAACACCAATCCCTCTGTTATAACACTAAACAATCTTTCAAAATCAAAATGCTTTTTAACATCATCAAAACATAAAACCTGTGTGTCAACGCTAACAGTCTGATAAGCAAAGCTTTTCTCAAAATTAAAAGACTTACCATCTATAAACACTAACTTCTTCATGTGGCTTAGTGCATTCATAAATAAACCTTTACCTGTTCCACCTTCAGGATTATCAGAAATAACCTCATCATTTAAAATGACAGCTGGACAGTAGGATAAATTTTTCCATTGGTGCAGAAGATATCCTATAGTAGATTTCATAGATTTTATTCTGCTTTCATCCTGACCACATATGTTAGTAATGAACTGCTGGTAGTCACATCCATCTCCATCACATAGTTGAAAATTTCTGTCAATTACATGATCACTCCAAACGTATCCTCCTAAGTCTAAATAATCAATCCTTGTTACAGAGTCATGTTTAACTTTAACAGCTCCGTTTTTATAGTACAAGTAAGCAGTATCTTTATTGTCCTCTATAAAGTAAACATCTATTGAAGATAGTAACGTAAGAAACTCTTCTCTAAAATAACGTGTGTGTTCAGCAAAATAATTATAAACAGACAGGTCATCTACCTCCAGCAGATAATTAAGAATAAAATCTTTTATTTCTTTCTCTGAAGTGTGGTCTATTAAGTTGTTTGTTACTTTCACAAACACATAATTTTTACTGCCTTCAGGATTGAATTTAAAGAATCCATTTTCTTCTAAAAATTGTTTAAAAAGAATGTGTACTATTTTTATGACACCCTTATCGTTTTTAGTCCAAAACTGATTGTTTGCATTTTCTTGGTCTAATCTTGATATGACATTCTCTATTGTCGTTGTTTCAACATCAGAGTTCTCAAGCTCAACTCTGATATCTTTTTTTGACACACCACGTTTTAACTTCATTCTCACGTTGTTAACCTTGTCCTCGTCTTCATAGTACTTAGTTCCGTGATTATGTTTCTGTGAGTATGCACTGTCTATAGTTCTTTTAATCTCTGATATTGTAAATGTTTTTGTTCTGTAGTTCATTAGCTGTGACTCAGCTAAAGACTTATAAATTCCAAAATCATTGAAAGCTGCAGCCAAAACATAAGCATTGTTATTTCTCTGCCCTTCATTCATTGGGTACTTTTTAGTCCACCACTTTACAAGTATGTCTACTATCTTGTTCTCATCTGTTAAAGGGATGGTAGGTATATCTGAGTGCTTATTTATTTCTACGTACTCTTGCTCTTCAATTTTATCCCATAAACTTGATTGTGCATTAATGTGAATTAGTGGGTCATAAGACTCATAGCAGACACGTGAGACATTTTTACAGGTCTTATCGAAGTATTCGCTATCGAAGTAATTTTGAAGGCTTAAAAAGTAGCTTTTGTGGTTGTCTTGAATAGGTGGTATTTTTACCAGTACCTTTAATCCATTTCCACTTGGAGAAATAAATACAGAGTACACGTATTTATCTTTTGATAGCCTCTCTTTTTCTTGCAGCAAATCTCTGTTTGATTTGTAACCATCAAAATCTAAGCAGATAAATCCACTGTGTTCCTTCAGTGCATTGTCAGCTCTTTTAGAAAATAGGCCACTGAAACAAATTGCTGGTAATTTTTGTTTTAAAATGTTTCTGTTTTCTTTGTCTTTCTCTGCTCTAATCTTTTTTACTATATCTTTTGAAGCTCCGTCCTGTATCCTTGTGAGTATTAAATTTATGTTTCTATAGAAGGGCTGTGATGTCTGTTTTATGTCTTTAAATATTGTAATGTCCATTTTATGTCGATTTTATGTCGTTTTAATTTTATCTATTTTACTGATATTTAACTATTTATATTATTTAATGTTGATAATGTTAATAATAATGTTAAAAATATAGATAAGTAATAGTTGATTTAATTTTTTTATTATAGAGTCCAGTATAACCCCCAAAAAGTGACATTCGTCACAGTTTGAAGCAAAGAAAAGGGGCAAAAGCCCCTTCGTCTTATCGCTCCGTAAATTTAAAAGTCAAGGCCGTCGCTTACCTCTTCTTTTACTTGTTGTTCAGGCTTGAACTGGTCAATAGCTACGTAGTGAGTCTTTCCATACTGGTCAGCCTCTCTCTTTTTCTGTACAATAAGCTTGACATACTTTTTGTTATTGTACTCAAAAATAAACTCTTTCGGAAGATCAGTTAAACATACCGATACAGCCACTTGGTCTCCATCGAACTTTGACTTTCCACTTCCTACGTAAATTTTCTCTTTTTGTTCACTCATTTGATTTTAATTTTAATTGTTTGCTCCATATGGTTTAATGTAGATAGCATAATTTTATTTTTCTGCTCTACGCTGTTACAGGACATTGGAACTTCTATCCACATAACAGTTTCTTTTGGCGTTAACTTAAACAGTCTACAGAGTCTGTCTATGTATGTACGCACTGATGTCTTCAGTTGATTCATTGCTAAAAAATTTATGGTAAACTTCAACAGCCTTCTCTACCTTCTCCTGTCCACCTTTCAAAAAAGTAGAAGAACAATCGAAAATACCGAGTCTTGCAGTTCTCTTGTCGATAACAAAAAATACAAGAGGCTTATTAAACAGTCTCTGATAAATGTAAGCTTGACTGTCATAATTATAAGTCTTTGCACTGTACATAAATTTATCAATATCAGAACTGGTTTTGATGTCAATAATTAACTCGCTGCCGTTGTTTATAATATCAGCTTTTCCCTTCCAATCTAAATTCATTATTTTTTGAATCTCAGGAACTTCAAACTGATTTCCTTCCTCATAGATGAGGTCACACATCTCCATGTTAGAGGTCATCTTAGTACACAGAAAATCAAGATGCTCTTTCTCTTTTTTAAGTAAAAGCATTTCTCCAACTTCAGCCTCCTTCTCTTTATAACGTACAGTATTACGTGACGCTACATCAACAACTTGAAAGTCATCTAACTTGTGTGGTTCTAAAATTTTAGTATGGAAGTATCTGCCCTCTAACATGGGCTTTGTAAATTCAGAGCTAACTCTAAATTGCGTAGGATTCTTGAGCAGCTTACCTATGTCAGAGTTAGACAGGTATTGCTGTCCAAACTCTCCATAGTATTTGCTGTCATCCTCAAGAGCCTTGAGTATATCTGCTTTAGTCATCCTTTATGTTTTTTTCGATTTCAGTTTTAACCTTAGCACTAATTTTATACTTGGTCTTAAGATTCTTTACTATTGTAGCTAACCCTAACTCTTTGTTTTTAGAAACATAAGTCAGCACCTTGCTCCAGTTCGTGTCTCCAATATTAAGTTCGTATGTAGTGACAGTTTTTTTAGTGGCACTGGCTTTTGCTGGTGCTTTTTCAATATCCTGTCCTGTAGTCTCTAATAAGTCCTCTCCAGCATACAAGCTTAATCCAAGTCCATGCATAGCAATCGCTTTTGCTGTTGCTCTTTGAATAGCTGTGTTAACATCCATAGATGTAATCTTGTCAACTGTAATTGACTTGTTTCTAAAATCCTTAATTGGAAGATAATCAATATGCTCAATATTGTTGACTACTACTCCAACCTTTACGTATCCTGTAACTCCATCAGTGAACCAGTTTAATCCAGTTTCAGGAGATTCGTATACATTTCTTTGTGCATCGGAATGCTGTAATTTTAGGTATGCCCACGCATTTGCCCATGATAGGTAATCGAGGTTACCTTTTTTCTCTACCTTGCTCTTTACATTTACTGCAACAAGCTTTTCAAAATAACTTTGTTTTGTACTCATTTGATTTTAATTTAATTAATAATTGATTTTAATTTTAACTGCAGCTCTGCATACTTATTCAAAGCTACTTCTCTTCTATTTTTTAAGTTCTTAATGTGTTTGTCGTTTTTCCGTGTGTTCACTTCATTCTTGATTTTTGCCTCAATAAGCTCCAGCTTGTGCAGACAATTCGATATGCCTAATTTTACACAGCCCACGTTCCAACCATATTCATAGAAATAAGAATATTCTATTGGTGTACATTCTTTATAGTACGAACCACCCTTACCAGTATTTAGTATTTCGATTCGGTCACTAAATTTTTGAATCTTGACACCTCTTTTTATAACATTAAAACCGACAGGCTGGTCATTTATAACTGCCTGACTCTGTTCTGATGCTTGGTTCAATATTTCTTTTAGACTATACATTTTACTTTTTTAATACTTCTGTTATAAAGTTTTGAAAGTCAGCATCCCCATCAATCAACTCTTTAGCTTTCTTGTAGCTGTAAAGAATGTTGGAGTGTGTAACGGCGTGTCCGTTCTCTTCCATGAATCTTTTTATGTAGGAAACTCTAATTGGTCTCTCCATACATAAATAATAAAGCAGCTGCCTTGCATCCACAATATCTCGTCTTCTGTTTTTTGTAAACATATCATCTAATGTGATATGAAATTTTTTTGCTATTGCTGTAGCATAAACATCAAATATGTCTCTCTTCATCTATTGGTTTTTTAGTTTGTTTAATTCAAAATTTAAGTGATCTATTGCTTTCTGAATATCCTCGTTCGGAGACTCGTGCTTTTTGTATGCTCTCAAGATATAAGTACACGCAGTTCCAAGGTTGTAATTTAAATCAAAATTGGTCACTACGTCTATAGCTTTGTAATTATTTTTACCATCGTAGTAAGATGGCGTTTCAACCTTCCCTTGGTCAGAGCTGGTGGTTGTCCAGTATTCTTTGTTTATATCCATTTTCGTTATGTTTTGTACCACAAAAACCCCCATGCGTTAACATGGAGGCGATTGTTTGAATCAACTACAATTCAGATTAATGGCTAACTATATTCCCAGTGGGTAATCATCTTCTACTTCCTCATGCTCAACATCAATTGTGTTTTCTTCGTCGTCAACATTGTTTATTATATTTTGACACATAGCCATGTGGATAGCGTTGTTTCTTGTGATAGGGTCGCTTGGGTCAAACGACTCGAAAAGTTTTTGTAATATGCTCATAATTTGATTAAATTTTAATTATACTTGGTTTGTAAAGGTACTATAAATATGTCATAACTGCACTGTTTTTTTTAAAAAAGATACGACAGCGTACCCAAAAAGATACGCCGTTATACCTAAAAAACGCTTGTTACGAATTAACAACAGAATTGCTTTCTAACACCATATCTATGAATTCTTTTATGTGTTTTTCTTCTGCATAATCATGTTCTTTCATAGCGTGTTCTAACTCCTCTCTGTCGGTTTCATCCTCGAAATTATAGTACAAGTTGTCCATCCAAGAACTGATATCATCATGGTATCTGTACTCATGATAAGTCATTTCTTGATGCTCTGTTATTCCATGTTTGTCAAACTTAGCTATCCCAGCAAAATCTTCTCCACACTCTTCGTACTCCATCTCAGCTGTTAAGCTGTAGTGTTGACATATTTGTTTAACTAACCTTACTGGAGGACTCCATGCACTGTCTCCAGCAACAGTAAAAGTTTCTTCATCATCACATGGATAGTCATTTAGATTAAAGTCCCACCAGCGTGTTCCGTAGTAGTAAAAATCCTTATACTTTTTCTCAAGCTCCTCTTGAGTAACTCCAATCTTACCCTTGTCCAGTACGAAGTCTCCAAACTCTACGAAGTAATTGGTTTTATCATACTCCTTGAACTTGTTTCTTAGTTTTTTTAATGCAGCAGCGTTTCCATTAAACGTTACGTAATTCCAACAATTGTTTGCCATTTTATTTAATTTAAGTTATGTGACTTATGTCGTGAATAGGGAGGAATCGAACCTCCCAA